CTACTAAAAAATCACTAACATATTACGAACTAAAAGAACAATTTAGACATGATTGTTTAGAAAGAGAAGAATCATTAAATGATAATCTACTAGGTAAGTTTTTTAGAAAGGATTTAGAATTTTAGCAAAAAAAATTAAAAATGCCATTGAGCTTTCAAATATTTTTATTATATTAGCTCTGTAAATTGTACAAATAATGCTATCACAACGAGATAAGTCGGTTATAATTAACATATTGGATGATATATTAGGAGTAGGTACTTCTATGAAGGGTGATGAACAAGCACATCATTGTCCATTCTGTCATCATCATAAAAAGAAATTACAAATAAACTTAAATACACAACAATGGCATTGTTGGGTTTGTGATGCAAAAGGTAAAAAGATTCAAACTCTCTTAAAACGATTGCATGTTGATTCTAAGAGAATTAGAAAAGTTTACGAAATATATGGTGATGATTATATTATTTCATCAACATCTACCAAAGAAGAAAAGGTAGAACTAAGGTTACCCTCAGAGTTTAAATCTCTACTAGAAAAACCAAAAGGATTATTCAATCCTACATACAAAAAGGCTATTCAGTATGCAAAGGAGAGAGGTATTACTAAGGAAGATATTATTCGTTATAATATTGGTTATTGTGATAGTGGTATTTACACCAATCGTATTATTATTCCGAGTTATGATGGAGATAGTAGACTCAATTACTTCATCGCAAGGTCTGTATTCTCTGAGGAAAAGTTTAAATACAAAAATCCGCCAGTATCGAAGAATGTTACCATATTCGAAAATCAAATCAACTGGCAAGAACCTATTACACTTTGTGAAGGAGTTTTTGATGCAATAGCAATCAAAAGAAATGCTATTCCTTTATTAGGTAAATTTATACCAAAAACCCTAATGGATAGTATATATAAAAAGGGGATAAAAGAAATAAAAATTCTATTAGATAAAGATGCACAAAACCAAGCACTTTATTATGTAAATTATTTTATGAACAATGGAATTACAGTTACAAATGTACTACCTACCGAAAAAGATGCAGGAGAAATGGGATTCTCTGACGTTAATAAAATACTAAAAGATACTAAAAAAACCATGTTTGAAGATGTGGTGTTACAGAAACTAAAAGGTTTATGATATACATTATAGATAAACCATACAATCAAGGGTTGTATGTACAATGGGTAGATATGTTAAAAGCAACTAATTTACCCTACGAATCAATTGTGATTGATAATTTAGAAATAGATATGAACTTTGATGAATATCTTTCAAAACAAAAACAAATTGATTATATCAACTCTAAGTGTAAACCAGAGGATACACTAATAATAGATTCATCATTTACAAGAAAAGCTAATGGTGAACACTTACCATATCCTCAGTTGTATGAGTTTTCAAAAAAGTTAAATTCTGAAAATATTATTGTAATGCATCCCGATACTGGTTACAGTGCTAATGATGCATATAGTAAAAACAAATTAAAAATAATATCTCCAACATACTCTTTAAAAAATTGGAGTGATGATACAATAAAAGATTCTTACAATTTTTATTTGTTCAATGGTGGTTATCAAGATATACGATGGTTATCTAAAATGGTTTTCCATAGATATGAACAAATGTTAAGAGCAAAGAAGTTTTTATCACATAATGGAGTATATAAAATACAGAGGACTCTAATTCAAAAAACATTAGAAGATAATGATTTAATGAAAGATTCTTTCTTCTCATATAATGCATACAATATCTTCGATGAAAATTGTAATCATAACAAAGATTGGGAAATTGATTATAAAAACTTTACACAAATACTTTTTAATAGAGATGTGAATCCATCACTTAGATTAGATGAGTTCATCGAACAAGATATAAAACCATATTATACTAACGAAGAACATGAAGCTCTCTTAAAACAACTGCCAGTGGTTTTAGATTATATTCCTAATTTATCCAATGTAGACCAATATGCATTTACACTACCATACACTTCTAATTCGTATGTAGAAATAATTGGATGTACTAGTTTGAGTGGTGATGGAGATGAGATATATACATCTGAAAAAATATTTAAACCATTTATGGCTTTCTTAATACCAATCTTTATAGGTCAAAAAGGATTGATTGAAGTATTACAAAAACTTGGATTCAAATTAGATTTCGATGGGTTGATAGATTTAAGTTATGATAAAATAGATTGTCATCTTACACGAACAAAGATGGCATTAGAAAACGTAAAAGAAATAGGAAAACTTTCCATAAAACAATTACACAGCAGATATTGGAGATGTAGAGAAGATTTACAACACAATCAAGAATTAATGAAATCTTTATCTCATAGACAAGTAAGTGCTTTCAGAGAAATAATAAACAAACAAGTTATATGATAATTAATAAAGTTTATCATTTGGCAGATTTACATATCAGAAATCTCCAAAGACACAAAGAATATAAAATCATATTCAAGAATTTTTTAAAACAAGTTAAAGAAGATAATATAGAGGATTCTCTCATCTATATTGCGGGTGATATTGCTCATGCCAAAACAGAGATGTCACCTGAACTTGTACATGAAATAAGTTGGTTCTTATCAGAATGTGCAAAGTTAAGAGAGGTAGTATTAATCACAGGTAACCATGATTGTAACCTAAATAATTCCCATAGACTCGATGTACTCACACCTATTATCGAAAACCTTCGAAATAATCGAATTCATTATCTTCGTGATACTGGTGTCTATAATATCCATAATCTTACTTTCTGCGTTTATTCTATATTGGATAACAAGGAAAATTGGCCTAAAGGAGATACCATTGATGGAGAAAATAAAATCGTTTTATTTCATGGACCAGTAAACAAAGCCCAAACTGATATCGGCTATACCGTATCATCAAACTCATTTCATGTAGATATGTTTGATGGATTCGATATGGCCATGTTGGGTGATATTCATAAGAGACAAACGTTTGGTGAAGGATATGAGCACGTTGCATATGCTGGTTCTATGGTTCAACAAAATCATGGTGAGTTACTAGAGAATCATGGATACTTACTTTGGGATATTCCAACACGAACATTTACAGAACATCACATTCATAATGATTATGGGTTCTTAACTGTTGATGTAGTTGATGGTAAGATACCACAATGGGTTTATGATGAGATTGGTACAAAACTTCCAAAACACCCAAGATTACGTTTACGTTTCACTAAAACAGAAGCTAGTGATATGAAACGTTGTATTACTGAATTAAAGAAATTATTCAAGGTACAAGAGGTTACAGTAACAAGAACTGATACAATAGGACAATTAAAAACAAACACTAAGATAAATAAAAATATTGTTGGTAATGTTAGAGAAGAGACCTTTCAGAATCAGTTAATCAGAGATTACCTACAAAGACAATATTTACTAGAACCAGAAGAACTAGATAAGATACAAGAAATAAATACAGAACTAAATTCTCAGTTCTCAAATCACGAATTTGCTGAAAACATTTTATGGACACCAAAGGATTTTCAGTTTTCTAATATGTTCTCATATGGTGAAAATAACCTAGTTAGATTCGATAGAGGACAAGGAATCATCGGAATCTTTGCACCAAACGCAAGTGGTAAATCATCGTTATTTGATGCACTCTGTTTCTGTATTTACGATAAAACATCTCGTACTGCCTCATCAAAAAACATCCTAAACAATCGTAAGGATAAGTTCTATTGTAAGTTTAATTTTGAAATAGATGGTGTAAACTTCTATATTGAGAGAACTGCTAAATGGACACGAAGAGGTACTAATTTAAAAGTTGATGTAAACTTTTGGAAAGAAGATGCGGGTATAATCGAATCTCTTAATGGTGAACAACGTAGAGAAACTAATAAGAATATTGAGAAGTATTTAGGTAAATTCGAGGACTTTGTACTAACAACACTTTCACTACAAGGTAACAACGCATTGTTCATTGATAAATCACAATCGGAAAGAAAAGAAACTCTTTCTCAATTTATTGGTGTAGATATCTTCGATAAACTATATCAACTAGCAAGTGATGAAAACAGAGATAATGCAACACTTATCAGAAAATTTAAGAGTGATGATTTCACTCAAAAACTTGCCGACATCGATACTCGATTAAAAGAAAACAAAAACGATTATAAACTTTTAGAGTTAAATCAAAAGGCATTAAACGAGGAGGATGAACTACTGAATAAACGACTTTTATCACTAAATGAGAAGATTGTTAAACTAAATTCTGATAGTGGTGTATCGATTGAAGAATTAGAAAAAAGATTAAATAATTTAAAAAATAAAAAAGAATCTGTTGAAAAACAGAAAACATCTCTACAAGAACGATTAGACCATAGAGAAAAATTACACATAGATTT